AGCCACCCGAAGAGGTTTAGTTAAAATTTCCCCGCAGTTGTGACAGTAGAACCAGACTTGAATCCACCTACTTTAGTAGACTCTTCCTGTCTCTTGGCTCCAATATCACCACTAGGAGACTGGCTTGCGCCAGCAGGCATCTTACTCTTTGAATGTTTACCGTGTTTCATAGTTGCAAATTCCTCCAGTTGTTTTTCACTCATTCCAGTTTGGGTCTTTTTACCAGTACGTTTTCTACCAAGTTCTGCACCAAAAAATCTACGTTGCTTTTCGCTAACTGCGGGCATACCGTCCCCTACTCTCTGTTTCTTCTACAATGGATTTAGGCAAGAGAAGGACATCTTTCGTACCAAAGTAAACACCTTGCCAATAGCGAGTATCCATCTCTGAATGCAAGACCCTATTAGTTTTGTCTTCAAGCATGGCTTCAATATGTTTCTTAAGTACTTGCCAGTAAGCAGTGCTTAAGAACTCTTGCATGACTTGGGCATCATGAATCCACTCTGCCTGTGTTTGATCCATTACATCATCCCTGGTGCGCCCATATTAGCGCCAGGAGAGGGAGTCTGCGGAGCCTGTTGGCCAGTCTGTGCATTCATAGCTTGTGGGCCAATTTGTGAGCCTTGGCTTGGCTTCCCTCCACCCTTTGCCATTAGTTGTTGAGCCATAGATTGCATTTGCGCTAGCCTTAAAGTCTTTGAGACGTGTTGCTGGAGTTTAGCAATGCCAACAGGACCAAGTGTTTGAAGAACTACTGTATTCTCCAGTTGAGCCATATGCAACTCTAAGTGTTGTAGAGCATTCTCTAGAATAGTTGGCTCCCTATCTCCACCATCAACGAAGATTTGTAGTTCTTGTTCAGGAGTATAAACAATCTCTTCATCTCGAATAGGCTCTAAGATAAGGTCTGGATCACTCTCACCATAACTACGGTAAAACTCCCTAAGTAGTCTGTGCAGGCCCTTTGTGCCAATGGCCCCAATTTGTAATAGAATGGGACTAAGAGCAGTAGTAAGTTTGACTGTAGCATCTTCCCGCATCACTTGACGATTGAGGGTTTCAGCAGTAGCGGTTAACTTTAAATCAAAATTCCCAAGCAGTTCACTACGATCTGTGAGTGTAATTAACTCAGGAATTCTCCCAGTGACACGGAATTCTCTTCCGGGGGATAAATATTGAGCATCCAATGCAAGAATATGGCTGAACACTTTCTCCCACATAGATTGGAAGGCTCGCATTGCTGTGCGGAATCTTAATCCGGCCTCACTAAGTAGAGCCGAAGTCCCACTAGCAGTCCTAGTAGCACCAACCCGATTGGGCTGCCTACCAAGAACAATGTCAGGAAGTCCAGTAAGCCGCTCAAAATATTGGTAAAGAAGAGCCTCTTCAGCCTGTCCAAATTGTGTTCCCCCCTGCCAGTTCATCATTAAGATGTCACGAGAGGGGTCATCAATTGGAACTCCCTCGCCAGGACGGAGCTTATAGCCAACTGGACTATGAGTAGAACTGGCCCTATAAAAGTAACCAGGATTGTTTTGAATAGTTCCAGCATCTACCCGCTGATTATGAATTGTATTAATTTCTTCTTGGATACCTCTAACTATCTCTGCAAAGCTGACCCCGTAGAATCTCCCCGGAATAGGCAAGTATCGTCCCACGACGAAGGGTCTAAGTCCATGGGCAAAGACATTATCCAAATAGTCCCATCCAAGGAGCTTGTCTGGCAATGTGGGACAGGACCACGTAATGATTTCTTCTTCAAATCCATCTTCATCTATATCCCAACGTCTGTAGTCTTCAATGATTTCATATTGAATAGTCTTAACATCTGTTTCTCCATCGGGGGCTACTCCTTCAATACTAGCTCTGTTATCTTCTACTCCTACTTGATCATCTGCTATATTCTTTCCAACCCCTTTGACTACATTGATTAGCTCTTCTACTCTGTCTTGATAGAAACGGTTTTCTTGTACCTTTCTACGAAGATCATTTTCATATAACCACAATCTTTGAGAACAGAAAGGCATTCTTTGAACATCATCCCCAGCATTGACAGGAACCAAGAAGTCTTCAGCAGTGATTAATTCAACCCTTGGGCCATCATATACTAATTCATCTTTTTCTATTAATGCTAAGGTTTCTTTATCAGTATATTTAAACTTAGCTTTAACCTTCCGCTCAGTGGAGCCAGATTTAAGCGTGCCTTCCCATACATTAGTTGTAGTTTGCTCAAAGTCTTCTGGAAGGCTAGGACCAAAGAGAGTCCTCAGCATAATGCTTGAATCTGTCGCAGTAGGAAATCTGCGGAGGGCTTTTACCTTTCGTCTATCAGTACGCCATAGAATTTTAATAACCACAGTGCCGGGGATAAGGAAGCGATGAGCCGATTCACTAATTAATGAATCAAGATCAAGTTCGTTCTGAATTTGCCAGTTTATAAAGAGTTCTACAACATCTCTCTTTTTATCATCTAAGGCTTCAGTAGGTTTGGCAATGAGAACTGGATCACCACCTAGAATGGTTTCAGTTAATCTAGGTTTGAGTGTTTCAACTCCCAGCATAGTGAGAGGAACATGGAAGTTAGAACATCCTGGCCAAGGGAAGTCTTTTCTTGGCAGTCTACCATGATATAGATTATCCCATTCTATAAGACGAGTTTCCCAGTCCATGCGGTCAAGAAGTGCTGCTCTATAGTCAGAATGAATCATTCTAACCAAGTCTTCTTCATCCCGCTCATCGAGACGTGGAATTAATTCATCTAATAGCTCATCCGCCTCTGTCTCAGGAGGAGCTTCTACTGGCTGGATTTCTTCAACTACTTCTTGTGCGTCCATTTAGTCTCTGACGGTCCCATAGCCCATGTAATTAACTGAAGGTTGCATAAGTTGAGCAGCATTGAAGTGAATCCTACTTAATCCTAATTTAGAATGTAACCCAATTACAAGATAGCGCAATGAAGCCATAATATCAGCCCAAGGATGTGTATCATCATCAGGCTCTTCTTTAATACGGCCATCTCTAGTCTCAGGGAAGATATAACGACCTAGGAAGGCTTGGGTCAAAGTGGGGCAAGTGGACTCATCCACCCTAAGACCCGGCGTGCCATCAGCACGCATGGAGAGGAGTCTGTGCACTAAAGTCCTTCCATCCTTCCTAGACCATCCATATTCATAATTAGCATTTATACCTAATCCAGACAATACTTCAGTGTCTCTCTTTTCGTTCTTCTCAGATTCTAGAGATTTAACTTGTTGCCCCGCTGGATCACAATAATCTTCATATCCCGCTGCATGAAGAGGATACCAGTCTTCACAGAGTTTAATTACTCGTTGGGCAAAGTCATTAGTAATTTGGTTTCTTCCTACAAGTTCTTTAATTATACAGAGTCTACCTTCTTTATCTATTTGAGCGAAGAGGCAAGCTGGAGCATGGTAGCCAAAGTCCCAACTTCTGTAGATTACTTTGTGTCTGTTGAATGGAATTAGTTGAGTATGATATATTTGGCTGAATTGGGGGAAGACCCGGCTGCCTTTTCCTACAAAAAAGTTAATGTTATATTCACGCTCGAAATCATTTGGGTCGGGGAATTGAGTCTTTTGCACGTCCACCCATTTTTGTGCTCGTTCCCTTTTTAACAGATCAGAGTTATCTGGGTCAAGGTCCGGGTTAGCCGTAAAATGCAGTCTAACAGCAGTAAACCCCATTGCGTTTTGTGATACACTAAACCCTTTCATTAAGGAATAATTATCCTACTCTTATCCTCTTCTGCTTTCTTTATCATATTATAAGCTCTAGCATATTGAGAATGAAGCATATTCATACTAATTCCTTGAATCATATGGTCAGCGGGGATTCCAAAGTCACAGTAAATATCAAAGCCTGCTTTCTGTGCTCTGGAACAGAATGCAACGTCATCACTCATTACTTGGCAGCCCCAAGCATTGTATGTTACATTGAAGGGAGCTTTCATATCTGGATGCTCTAAGACTGTCCGTTGAATAGCTATACAACCCGTTGCTACAGCATCACACACAACGAGGGCAGGGTTCCCGTAATACTCAAAAGGCTTCTCAAATGGAATGTAAACTTTCCGTTCCTTCTCAAATGTGAATATTCCGGGGAAGGGCAAATTAATCTCTGGTCTGCTGATAAAGTAAGGTGCCCCTACGATAGGCTCATTGTGGTTAAGAATGTTTAATAGGTTCTTATGGGGGACAACCTCTTCATCTATCAGGATGAGATAATCATACTTTGCTGGGTGCTCAAGAAAGGTTCTTACTATAGCATTTCGTACATCACTGATACTTAACTTACTAGCAACGTATTGAATAGGAGGTAATGTAGGGCTAGCATCACGAATAGCTTGGAGTCTAGTTACTGTATTAGAGTCTATTAAGCCTTTAGTAGGAACTGCCAGCAAGACTTTATTTAGTTCTAGCATGGTCCTCAAGATGCTTTATAAACATTTGTCTCAACTCGTGGAGGTCGTTAAAGATTATCTTTAACACAAATAAGAGATTGACGCCACTAAGCATCACCCCGGCTAGGGAAAGATAGAATTCCATGATTATTTAAGGTTTGGAATCAAGTGAATGGGCAAGAAGATGGCCATAGAGGATTGCCCTCCAGGACCAGCAGCTAAAATCCCCACAATGGTTTTCTGCTTAGTAGAAATGACAACTGACCCCGAGTTTCCTCCGGCACTATAAATGTTCGCTCCATAATAATGGTTCCAAGCTAGGGAAGACAAACTAACGTCCTTAGAGCCAACTATTCCCTGTACAGCTAGGAAGTCCACACCAAAGGGAACCCCCACCATAACAAGGTCCTCGCCTATGATTAGCTTTTCGGAATCTCCAATAGGTAATGTGGCTTTAGAGCCCATTTCTGCTGTAAGAATAGCCCAATCGTGTCCACTATAGTCATCAAGATCAGTACTGGTAGCTGACTTTCCGCTTCGTAAGGCAAGTCCAGATTTAAGCAGGGTTGCTTTGTAAAATGTCCTATGATCTTGGGTTACTAAGAAGTCAGTGCGCTTGAGTTCACTCCCTAGAAAGCAGTGTCCCGCTGTTAGGAGAAGAGTACGACTTGCATTGCTATCAAAGGCACCTGAAGAGCATACCGCACTCATTCCACCCACTGAGCGTACATATATGGCCCAAGAGGCTTTCCGAACAGTTTGGAATAGGTCCTCATAGCCTGCAAAAGCTGTTCCACTTGAGAAGCCAAGAAGAGTACTTATTAAAAGAATGCTTCTAATGAGTAATTTCACAAACTATCCTTCATCAAATGATATTAAGTTGTGCCCATGATACAAAAGAGCAAAGGTGTTACTTGGTCCGTTTGGTGTACTTACTGCAATGAATTTAGTTGCCTTTTGAATTAAGGGTGCCACAGCTTGATAAACACCTTTTGCTTCTTCTTGATATGCGAATTCATCTTCCACTATGAGGCTGGCTGTTTTACCACGTACTTGGTTAGCCCCACCTGCTACTGCTTCAATCATGCTCCCATTTGGATAGCCTAAGACACCAGCAGTTTCTTTAAGTGGTTGCCTGAGCCAGCTTGGAAGATTTCTTTCTATGAATTGCATTCTCCCGAAGTAACCTGTATCTTTATCTCCACCTGCCATACAAACCATCTTATGGGCATCTTCTGCCTTTTGTGTCTGCCAAACTATATACTTGTTAGAATGAAACCTAGCAAACCATACACAGTAAGTACAGAGTGCCCAGCTCACGAACATTTGTCTAGACTTGGCTATAGCAACTCGCTGGTTTGTAGAGATTACTTCCCATAACTCTTTGAGATATTCTAATTGAGGATAAGACTTAACACTATCTTGATCAGCTTCATCCCTGGTCTTTACAAACTGTGTGAAGAACCAGCCATCTTTTGCACACCGCTTTAGTGCTTCTTCTCTAAGAGCATGAACTAGTCTAGCTGCTTCCTCTTTATTTTCCAGGAGTTTGTCTAGATTGGCTGGTTGATTCATAGTTTGATCCAATTAGAGCTTTAACAAGTGCCTTAGCTTCTTCACTTAGATCACCACTTACAGTATGTTCTACTTGGGCACTTACTTTTAGATTCTCCCCACTGGAAGAGCTTGCTACTTTCTCTAGTGCTGCTAATCCTCTAGTTATATAGTCAAAGGACTTAGCGTCTGTCTTCTCTTTAGAGACAGTATTTAGCCAATCATAGACTTCTGCATTGACTTGTTGGATGCTAGCTAGACTGTGAATACGGATAACTTCTCTTACTTTAGTTGCAAACTCTCTTACTTCTGGTCTATTGAGAATTCCTCTGACAGCATAATCACTTAAGTCAAGGATTTTTACTATTTTTTCCCTGGAGATACCTAGTGCATACATGGCTGCTGCACTATTAGCATCCATGGCCCCAGGAATTTTCTTCCTTCTTCTTGGGGCTTTATTGTTAGTTCCAGGTGGGTTACCCCCACGTTTATTTTGTTTCTCTCCATGCGTCCTTCTAGTTATGAAAGGAGCCCCTTTATAATGTGGAGGGCATTCTCCTTCATAAGTAGGGGTCAAGGAATAACCTTCTAGCTTAAGGAGAGGAGCACCTATTTCACTTTTTTCTATTTCTGTCATGCTTAAGAGTACTTAATCCAAGGCACCCAATAAGGATAACTGGGTGTATAAGGGTATTGGGGAGTTAGGTCTCTACCACAAGTAGGGCATCTATGACAAGTAGGACAAACATAGGGGATAGAAGTGTAGTTAAGAGTAGTCCTATCAGTAGTTGTATCACTGGGGGATGTACTATCTGGCATAAATTCCTTTAATTAACATATTTAATAGAGGTTTAGTTAGACTTCTCAGCTTTCAAGGCTTTATATGAGAGTTAGTCTAACTATTGCTACAATTTGTAGTATATTCGTAGCATGGATATATCAATCTGTAGTCACCTCACTTGTTAAATAACCGGCTCTATGACAAATTGGCAGACTTTCTTCTTTCATATTATTCCCTGTATTTCCGTTCTCCTATTATATAGGAATATAGAAAATGGAAACACTGTTATATTTCAAGTAGTTCCGTGAAACAGTCCCCCTAGAAGAATTGTTAGAATTCCTTAATGAATCTAGATAGTTTCAAGTGTTTCCTTAGTTTTGTTAAAATTGACTTTCTCTTGAAATAGCATTTCTCCTTACTGCTATTGAGGTTAGCTCGCATAAATAGAGAAGTCAATGGCACTAGGTACTTAGAGAGCTAGTTAAGGAATTCAATTAGTTATGCTGAATCCTCTTTAAAGCCCCTTTTCTTACTGAAATCCCTACTAGCATTGCTATATAGCAATGCTATCTTGGGGTGTAGCTTGGAATGCTAGTGCGGAGAATATTCATAGTAAACTCCGCATTGATGCTTGGAAGGCAGAAAGGGAAACCTCGCACAGGGAAAATTATGGAATTTTTTCAAACATTTTCCCTCTTTGAAAGAAATTGGGGAATTTTTTCAATCCTTGGGACTCCTCTCATTAATAACAGTACTATGACTGTTTATCCTCGTAATTGACATAGATACTATATAACGTGGTATCTCTTCTCTGGCCCCTTGGCTATACCTGGCCCTGTGGGGGGGCTTGGCTCCCTGGTCTGACCATTGGACCAACTGACCACTAGACTCAGCATATGTTGAGTGTTCCTCCCCTGGCATGCATCTTGCAAGGGCTCGCACAAGTCAATTTAGGGCAGCTGGCATGAGAAATGCTGCTTGCAAGTAACATACCAAGGGCTTAGATAATAAATGGTATGGATTATGCATTTGCAAGAGTTGTGCCAAAGAGACAGTGAGACATAATTGCCCCAGTGGGACATGAACGGGTGAGGCATGAATGCCCCAATGCAGATTGACACGTCAATCATTTCAATACTTTGCCATATTGCCTGGGATTGTCTCATTTATAAGAAATCTAATGATTTCGCATAGTTAGGGGGTTTGGCATAGCGTCTGCATATTCTCAAAGGTGGTATCCCACAAGGAAGGAAAGGTGACATGATGATATGTCATGTTTGCGGCCTCACAACGATGGAGCCGATCTGCCAGGCTCCAAAGCCTGAGAGCACATGACAAAACAACAGGCGATCAAAATTCTACTCTGTCGTGTACGCGGTCTGACAACCTGGAGTTTCCCGGGTGGCTCATTCGGTGATTCTTATCCACTAGACTCGCGTGGACATGAACTGGAGCTGATCTGTCAGGCTCCACCAGTCAAAGCCCGTTAAAGTTTCACGGGTAGTACTCTTTGACAACTGAATAGGTTAGGGGTTAGGCCAAGGGGACAGGAAAGGCACTGTCAAATGGCCAAGAACAATCGTTACAAGGCTGCCATCGGCACATTCAAGGCTGAGGTTGGCCAAGCCTCCGCCATCCCTGTTGAGCGCATGGCAAGTGAATTGCAAGGCGCAATCGAGCGAGCCGAATCGCTTGCTCCTGGTAGTGACCACGCCAGAGTCGAGGCTTTGGACATTGCCAGCAAGTTTATCACGGCGGGGT